TAGAATATTGTAAAGATAGAGACATGGAGTTCATCATCTTAACTGAAGTAGAATTGATGATATAAATATAGATATGGCAGAAGAAACTTATTTTGATAAAATCTCAGCGCAGATTAAAACTGGTACAGAACCATACCAATGGTATCGTAATCGTATTAAAGAGTTAGGTACTCCAAATACGGCAGAACTTTTGCGTTCTGGAAAACTAAGTAAACAACCTACACCAAAACACCTAAATATGTTTATCTATGCACCAAAAGGTGCAAAGAAATTACCTTATTATGATACATTTCCACTTATAATGTACTTGAAACCAGCAGAAGGTGGGTTCTATGGATTGAACTTCCATTACTTACCATATGCATTAAGAGCAAGACTATTAGATGCAGCTGGTCAAGACAAATTAAGTGTAAGTGCAGTTGAAGGGAGTAGATTAACTAAACCTACTATTAAACGATATTTGTATGGGTATTTAAGGTCAATGTGTTTAAAGATAGAACCAGAAGATAACTTAACTGCGATTATGTTACCAGTACAAAGGTTTAAGAAAGCATCTACTTCAACTGTATGGTCAGACTCTAGGAAGATGATTTAATGTCAAGATTTAACTTTTCAAATGTTTTAGGTGGTGCAGTATTTGGTTCTCTAAATGCGTTCCTACAACATAATGCATCCAGAGATGGTTATGCAAAAGCAAATAGATATGAAGTTATTATACTCTTACCATCTGGTGTTACCAGTGGTTCAGCTGATACTGCTGGTTCATCTGCAATGTCATCAAATGTATTGTCACGACTCCAAGGTGAAACTGCAAGACGTATCTCATTTCGTTGTGATACCATATCCATTCCAGGCAGAAACCTAAGAACACAGATGAATGGTAACATATACGGCCCACCTCATGAAATAGTTCAAGGACAAACCTTTGCACCAGTAGAAGCAACTTTCTATTGTGGTTCTGACCTTGCAGAACGATATTTCTTTGAAGAGTGGCAGAAGATTACATACAATCCAGATACATATAATATTAACTATTATAAAGAATATGTTGGTTCAGTTGAGATATATCAATTGAATGAACAAGACGAAAGAACTTATGGATGTAAATTAGAGGAAGTATTTCCTAAGACGGTAGCTGCACAAGCATATGGTCATGGTAACTCTAATCAAATCCAGAAAGTGTCGGTTGAGTTTGCATACAGATATTGGAGAAATATTGCAACTGAACCACAAAAAGCAAATCTTGATAGTACTCTACAAGACATTTTAAAGAATTCAATTCTTAGAAATATTCAAACTAGAATACCACAAGTACTGAGGCGATTATTTTAATTATTAATATAGGAGAATAAATTATGAGTTTGCCTAAACTTAACGCACCAACTTATGAGATGGAAGTACCATCAACTAAAGAAAAGGTGAAATACAGACCGTTCTTGGTAAAAGAACAAAAAATGTTAATGATTGCACAAGAGTCACAAGACCCAAATATGATGGCGAATACTATGTGTGATTTAATTGAATCTTGTTGTGACGGTGTAAAAGAGGCAGAAAAAATGCCTACCTTTGACCTAGAATATATGTTCTTACAACTAAGAGCAGTATCCGTAGGTGGAGATGTTGAATTAGAAATGTTATGTCAAGATGATAATGAGACTAAAGTTCCAGTAACAATTAAACTGGATGAGTTGAAGGTAACTGAATTACCTAATCATAAGAAAGAAGTTATGATAACAGATAAAATCGGTATGACATTTAGATATCCTTCTTTAGTGGATGTTGCAAAATATTCTAAAGACGGTATGAGTAATGTTGATGTTACATTTGGTATCATTCAAGATTGTCTCGTAAATATATTTGATGAAAATGAAGTATATGACGAACATAACAAGGATGAGTTGCAAGTGTTCTTAGAACAAATGACAACTGAACAATTTGAGGGAGTACAAGGGTTCTTTGATACTATGCCTAAAGTAAGACACACTGTGGAAGTAAAAAATCCAAATACTGGTGTTGTTAACCAAGTGCATCTTGAAGGGATGCAAAGTTTTTTAGGATAGCCCTTTCACATGATAGTCTTGCATCTTACTTCAAGACGAACTTTAGTATGATGACACATTACAAGTATAGTCTAACTGAACTTGATAATATGATGCCGTGGGAAAGGGAAATCTATGTAGGTATGATGAAACAGTACATAGAAGAAGAGAACCAGAGACTTAAAGAACAAGAGAGGAAATACAAATAATGGCCGTTGAAGTAACAGTAGACCCAGAGGTTGCAAAAAAAGATACTAATGGTGATGGTCACATTTCAAAACAAGAAATGGAGATGGATTTGGAATTTAAAAGAAAAGAACTTGAGGACGCTGATGCTCGCCGTGATGCTATGAGGCAGATGGCTTGGTTCAGTTTATTTGGTATGTTATTATATCCGTTTGCAGTTGTACTTGCAAACTTGGTTGGATTAGATACTGCATCTAAGATTCTTGGTGACATGGCTGCAACATATTTCGTATCAGTTGCTGCCATCGTCATGGGTTTCTTTGGTGCAAATGCATATGCAGATAAAAAGAAGTAAATAAATGGCAGACGAAAAACTAGAACTTAGACAAGCATCTAAAGATTTAAAAAGTGCGACTGAACAGTTGCAGAACTTTAATCAATCTACAGCCGCAGAAATTGGTAAAACAGTTGGTAAGGACTTATTAAAAGTTACTGACCCATTTGTTAATTCCTTTAAACAAATACCAGGCGTAGAAACATTAGGTGCAGTCGGTAAAACTATGTTCAATAAAGTTTTTGCTGCTTTAAAACAAAAGAGGGAAGAAAATTTACTTCGTGAAAGACTTGGTTTAACCAGACAACAGTTTGACCAGATGAAATATCAAAAAGAAGTTATAGATGCACAGAAAAAGTATGGTGAACAATTATCTCAAGGTGCAGATAATCTTCTTGGATTAGATTTAAATAATTTTGATATTGAAACTGGTATGGTAAAGTATAGTGAAAATGTCACTTTGTCTATTGATAGACTTAATAGGTTGAATCAACTTAAACTTGATAATGATGCAGCTTATAGAAAATCAGAAGAATCAGCTGCATCTAAAAGAGTCGAAGCAGATAATGAGGCACAAAGAGAAAGAGATAGACAAGCAAATGTGTTCGACAGAATTGCAGGCGGTATTGATAATCTTGCAGAAGGTATTCAGAACATCAAAGCAGAAGATGTTGGTATGGGATTACTTGCACCACTAGGACTAATTGGTGGTATACTTGTTGCATTTGTTGGTGGTTTTGTTAAGTCTATAAAAGACCAAATTGCAGCTATAAAATTACTTACTGGTGATGCATTTAAAGGTTTTAAAACAATTGGTACATCACTTACTAATTTAATCAAAGCACTAATACCAGAAGGTATAAAGACGTTTTTCTCTGCTGAAGGTAAATTTGGTAAATCAATTACTAACCTTACAACCAGAATAAAAAGTGCATTTACATTAGATATGACAAAGTTACCAAAATTCAATTTAGGTATTGGTGCTAAATTAACAAGTATGTCTACTACACTTACAACTTTCTTTGCAGAGAATAAGTTCTTCAAAACAATTGGTGAAGTTGCAACTAAATTCAGTGATGGTTTAAAGAGTGTTGGTACAAAACTTGGTAGTTTCTTTAACTCAATAAAAGGTGCAGTTACTACTACTGCTGGTCTAACAGCAGAAGCTGGTACAATTGGTAAAATTATGACTTTTGCAAGAAATTTTGGTCAAACACTTGGTAAACTATTCTTACCAATAACAATTGTAATGGGTGCATTTGACCTTATTACTGGTTTCATTGATGGTTGGAAAGAATCAGATGGTGATAGTATTGTATCTAAGTTCATAGATGGTGTTGGTGGTGGTCTATCTAAACTAGTAGGTAACCTAATTGGTATGCCTCTTGATTTACTTAAAGATGGTGTCTCATGGATTATGGGTAAACTTGGATTTGATAGTGCAGTTGAGTTCCTTGACTCCTTTAGTTTCAAAGACCTATTAATGAAAATTGTAAAAGCACCATTTAATTTAGTGTCAGATGCAGTTGATTACATTGTAGGTGTATTTACTGGTGAAAATAATCCTATAGAAGATTTACTATCTGGTGTAGCAAATGTTGCAGAAGCAGCTAAAGGTTTACTTAAAGGTATATTACGTTCTATTCTTCCATCACCTAAAAATGAAGATGGTGGGGTTATGGGTTGGATTAAATCTCAAGTATCTAAAGTGATACCATCTAAGGTTTACGAGTTTGCTGGTCTTAATCCAGAGACAGGCGAAAGACTATTACCAAAAGCATCTGAAGAAAGTCTTCGTGCAATATCAGAAGCAGGACTTGCTGGTGCATATATGAAAGCACAAAAAGAAGGTAATGCAGATGAGATGGAAAAGTTAATTCGTGAATCTGAAATGAGAAAACAAGGTGGTGTGGAAACTATTGTGAATAATTATAACAGTAGTAATGTTGACCAAAGGTCTAGTTCACAAACAATAACATCAACAAATGTTACTGACCCAGCTGCAATGGTAGGTTCTACTACTAATTAATACCCTCTGTTCAACCAAAGATAAAGCATACCTAAAATAAATCCACCAACCACTAGAATAAGAATTATAATCATAACTATTTCAAGAAGTTTACGTCTACGTTCTTGTTGGTCATAGATAGCTTTCTGCCTTTTCTTTCTAATATCCCCTTCAGTTTTTAAGAGCTCATCCCAAGCAGATGGGCCTCTGGTAAAAGATATAAGATTCTTTAACTCCGCTCTCATGTCTTCTGCTTTTTTCTTAGCCATGAAGATTTGCATAGCTTCTTCCTCTACAGAACCAGCATTAAATATCTTTTTAAATAGGGGGGGTTTTTTGTTATATTCTTCTGCTTTTTTAATATCAGAAACAGCACCCATCCAGCGAGACAAATCTCCTGCCATAGATTCTATTTCTCGGCCGGCGGCAAATCCAGCTTTGATGGTGTTAAATGCTCCAGTTGCTAGAGCAACTGCTGATATTGGGTCAACCATGTTTTGTACCTCTCACTCTCTCATGAGTATTTATACAAAACAAAAAAGGGAGAGTATTTCTACTCCCCCTTTATCCTTACCTAACCGTGGGTATGGACGGACTTATTAAGTAGTCACCCTTATTCCTTAGCAAGTTTCTGAAAGTAAGACATTGTATCGTCATCACCTTCATCATCTACACTAGGAATGGTCGGTTGAGGTTCAGTTTTGAACTGTGGTGTTTCCACAACGTCCTCATCAATCATAGAGGCAGCAGATGCAGTAACAGTTCCAGAGAGAACATCATCAAGACGTTTCTTCAACTCATCATATGACTTGAAGTTAGTCGGTGCATGGAACTCTTGTAATGAATACTGAGTTTTCCATATTGCGTCAAGTTTCTCGTCACTGTCTGCAAGTGCAGTTACACTATCAAATTCAGACTTATCATAGTTCCAGAAACCATCAACCTTGCGAATCTTCAACTTGAAGTTCGCACCTTCCCAGAAATCGAAAGGGTTAATAGGTGTTTCGTCTTCAAACTCTGGTTGCATTGAAGCCATAATCTTATCAAAGATTTTCTTACCATAACGAAATAGAAACACTTTTCCTTCATTCTCTGGGTGTTTTGGGTCGGATACTACAAAGATATTTGAGTAGTATTCCAACTTTCTCTTTTGCTTTCTAGCAATCTCTTTATCAGATTCAAGTCCAGTATTCCACAACTGTGAGTTGTGTTCTGAAACTGGGTCTTGTTTACCGATAGTGGTAAGTGAGTTCTCAATGAACCATTTACCAGTAGAGCCTTGGAAAGCGTGTTTGAACATTTTAATCCAAGGAAGTTCTTCACCATCTGGTGCAGGCAAGAAACGAATGACTGCTTGTCCAGTACCAGATTTATCTAGTTCTGGTTTCCACAACCTTTCATCCACATAGGATTTCTTTTCTTGAGGGGCACTTTCTGATTGAACTTGTGCTAGAAGTTTGTCCAACGTATTGGACTTGCGTAGAGTACTAACTGACATATTTTTCTCCTTATGTTAATATATGTAATTGTATGTTATCGTATGTTAATTTCACTTTATTCATAATATAACCTTATTTATACACTAAAATAAACCCAAAGTCAAGTCTTTTTTCGCAATTCTTTCCAAGAATGTTCAAAAAGTTTTTCTCCAAACTCATCAATCTGATTTGCAATCTGTTGAGTTTCCCATTGAGTATCTTTTGCACAACGCAAATTACATACTCTTGCGAAAGCCATTAGTGTACCAGACCAATACCATTCAGTGTACAAATTCTGTGGTAAAACCATTCTTGCCATCTCTGGTGCAACTTGTTCTCGCAACAAGTTTTTATAAGTCTGTGTTACAAACTGTATTGCACCGTCAATATTATATTCAATGGTTTCATCACTAGAACCTTGTTTCTTATTGTCGGCTTTAAGTCTCCATTCTTTAGGTGTATAGAATTCTGGTTCGTCATCTACATACCTTCTGGATACTTCATTCCACACCAAACCGACTTGGTGTTTTACAAGTTGTCTTGCAACAAAGATTGGAGCTTTAATATGGAACTGCATAGATGCGTGTCCAAATGGACTCCAATGATTGTGTTTTGCAAGATACTTGATTAGTTTCTCATCTGCAAGTGAAAGTAGTCCTTCTATATGACCACCTTCTGGAATCGCTTCCCATTCCGATTCCTTTGCAAATGATACACGAGCAGCATTAACCACACTTAGGTCAGAACCCATCTTGTCAATTAGTTTGACTTGCATTTTCTCTCCTAACATGGTCTTCACCCTCTGCTCGTGCTTCTGCATATGTATTTCTAGTAATAAATGCAGCTAACCTACCAGTACTAAACAATTCTGCATGGAACACTGGTGGGTTCGCATTAAGTGTAAATGCAGGCCCCTTATCCGATTGTGGGATAAGGTATTTTGCTTGGTAGACTTTGTAGGTCTTACCCACGGTTAAATCTCCGTGGGGGTTTCCTAAAGTTAGTCTTAGATGCAAGTTCCTTGCACCTTAAAGATAACTCATCATCTCGTTTTACGAGTTCAGCGTTATCAAACTCCAGAACTTTAATTCGTTTCTGAAGTTCCTCTACCTTGGCATGATAGAAATCTCTTTCTTTCATTACACCCAAGACTTTAGATGATTGGTCATCCATTTACAAATACTCCTTAATAGTTGACATTGTTATAATCTTACACGATTGTTTATCAAAAGTCAAGACAGAACTGTAATTTTTTATAAGTTTTTTTTGTTCTTTCCAGACGTATTGTTCTTCAATCTCTTCATCCCAATACTTACAGTAATCTAGTAGTGTTTCTAATATACACATAGTTTCTAGACTTACTTTTTTAGCAAGGAATTGTTTTAACAACAAAGGGTGTTGTTTATCTTTGACATGAAATAATTCATCAAATACTGTTATATTTTTGAATAATTCATTTAGGTCATTCTTATAGTTATACTTTAAACTTTCAATTCTTTTACGATAATCTGAATAATTCTGTTCACTAAAATTACCAACCCACGACTTAGGGTCTTTAATAAAGTTAGAGATAAAGAACTTAGTAACATTCTCTTCACTAATATATTTTCGTGCTACCTTTGCAAAGAATGGTCTATCCTTCCTTTTAAGATATGAGTTCACTGTAACCTTAGCTTTTCCATGATACTTTGTATAGTCATAGTCACTGTTAAAGTGTAACTTCAATGCATGATATATTTTATAGGCGTCAAATGCTTCCATGTTA